ATCGCAGCCTCAATCCCCTCAATCAAGTATCCGGAATAGGATGCCGTCCCGCCAATCAGCTTCGAGACGGCATCCCACGTCTCCCAACGCTTGATTTCAAGCCCGATGTTTGTGAAGGTCGATGTCAGCGCCATCCCTCATCACCCCCGATAGATTCGCTTGCTGTACGGGGACGTGAACGTGTCCGCGCCCGTGTCTTGATCGATGTCCACGGAGAACTCCATCGCCATCAGGAGGGCCTCCCCACCGCCGTAGTTGATCGCCACCTCGGGCTCCTTCACCGGGAAGACACCCTCCAGGCGGGCGGTGCGCTCACCCGTGCCGTCGCTCTGGAACAGCACGAGGTGGCCGATCTTCTTCACGATGGACATCGGAAGCTGAAGCCCCGTACGCTCGTCGTAGACGAAGGAGAACCACTCCCGCAGCACGCGGCGGGTGCCGGCCGCTGGGAAGTCCCTGTACGTAACGGAGATGTTCCCCAGGGCATTGGGTGCCTGGGCATACCGGGACCGCCCGTTGAGGTACGGGAGCTCGCCCACGTTCACCTCGCGCCCCGGCACTGTGAACTCCTGGAGCGAGAGGGTCAGGATCTCCTTGCCGCCGGGGACGAGGCCGTCGATGTTCAGTTCCAGCATCCCCATATTGTCCTTCTGGGGGTCGAACACCGACTGCGCCTGTGCGAGAACGGCCCCGGCGTAGCGGTATGCGGAAACAGGCATGGTATCTACCTCCTATCGCTGGGGCCGGTGCTAACCGGCCGCCCGGACTTCTTCGTAGCTCACGCCGCTTGGCGTGAGGATCAGGTCGAACTCGATCTCTTCGACGGCGCGTGCCGGCGTGACGAAGAGTTTGCCGCGCATCCGCAGGTTGTTGATGTCGCTGGCGGTGGTGGTGGTGCCGTCGATGACCACGTGGGCGTCCTCGAACCCCCGACGCTCCACGATAGGGAAGAGGATCTCGTTGAGAGCCGCTTCGGCCTCGCGCCACAGGATGGTGTCATTGAGCTCGAAGAGGAACTCCTGGGCCACGAAGTCGATGGCGTTCATCACCACATTCAGCGTCCAGCGCACGTTGATGCGGTCGGTAGCGCTGGGGTTCCGCTGGGCCGTGCGCTGGCCGAACAGCATGAGGCCGCGTCCCGTCTTCTCGATGGCGAGGTTGAGCACCTCCGTCCTGTTGCCCACCACACCGTAGAGCAAGTCGCGGTCTTCCTTGTCCGCGCTGTAGCGGATCTCGTCCACGAGCAGCTGGCCTCGGCGCGGCCCCGCGATAGGGAACCATGGCGCGGCCACGTTGTCGGTGTTTCCGGCGAGCTGGAGCACCTCGCCATCAAACGGTTCCCACACGTCCTCTTCGGAGTACCCATCGAGGTAGCGCACCCACACCGGGGCGATGACGAGCTGGGATGAGTTGATAGCAGCCTGCGGCGGGTAGGGAACCGTGACAGTCGGCCGTGCCGCACCGCCGGGGGATGCTGCGTTGTATTCGCCGTTCGAGAAATCGCGATGCGTGAACGGGTCGTCCGCGTCGGGGACGGGAACGATGCCAATGGCACGGCGCCCCGGCTTCTCGCATAGCTCCTCCAGGGCTGTGATGACCTGGCGGTGCCACTGGCCGGGGGTGGTAAGGAAGTGCACGGGCACCGTCTCCTCGTTGCGGAAGTGTTGGAGGCCGGTGTAGATGGTGCCGTTCTTCGCCCCCACGATGTCGGCCACGGTGAAGGCGCCCGCCAGCCCGACGTTCTGGGTGGCGTCCGTGTCCACGGTGAGGGACACCCCCCGGGTGGTCACGGCGACCCGCACGAGGTCGGAGCCGTTCACGCTGTCGTTTACCTTCGCTTCGAGTTCCTCCAGGGTGTACGCCTGCCCGAAGGATTCCTCCAGGGTCGTACCGAACCACACCCGGAAGCGCAGGGTGCCCGTGAGGGTGGGGTCTGCCCCCACATCCACGTAGAGACCATCCGTGAGCGTGTCCCGCTCGTTGCCGATGTCGCCCGCGTACACCGATTCCACATGCAGCACGGCGTCCTCCGCGAGGACGAACACCGCCTCATCGGCGGCCGGGGCGCCGGTCCAGTCGATGACCGTGGCCCCCGTGCCGAAGTTGAGGATATTGCCGAGGGCGGCGACATTCTGGAGCCACCCATCGTTGGCCGGAAGCGCCGCCGCCTCTGCCTTCGCCACCTGGGTCTCGCCGGCCCCAGCGAGGCTGACCTGCCCCGCCTGGAAAGCGCGGAGGCGGTCATCCTCACGGCGGAAGGGGGACGGCGCGAGGGAGCCCGCGAACTCCGTCTCCGTCCCGTCGCCCCATCCGAGGATGGTAGCCGCCGCGTAGACGGCCGTGAGGGCGCCGCCATCCTTGAGGTTGAACTGTTGGGTGCCCGTCTCCTGGAGGTTGAACTTGAGCGCCCATTCGCCCGTGGCGTGGTTCAGCCAGTCCGACCCCCGGTAGTCATTCGCCGGCGCCGGGGCGTCCTGCGCCAAACCCCACGCCGCCGAGGCGCCACTGCCAAGCACCTGTGAGGTGGACCCCCGAAGGGACCGGGCCGCCCGCTGCCGGGTGGTACTCACGTAGGAAACGGTGATGGCCGCCCCCACGGCAATGGCACCGCTAGCCGTGATGCTCCATGCCCCGGTGCTGTAGTCGATAGCGCCGCCTGGGGCCGCCGCAGCGCGGGGATCACCCCGTCGATGGGTGAGCCACCCGCCCAAGCCGTCGTCGTAGTAGGTCTCGGGGTTCCCGCCCACGTCGCTGATGGTGAGCGCCACGTTTCCGCGCTCGATGGGGCCGGCGATGCGCACGGCGCCCAGGTCCGTGTCAGCCGCGTTCGCGTCGCCGCCCGCATCGGCGGGCTGCACGGGCTCGTTCGTGACAGCTACCCCAGGCGCCTCGCCGGCGATGGCACCGCCGCCTTGGTTCACAGCCTGCGCCGTGTACTCGGCCTGGATCTGCGCGGCCGTCACGGCGGGGAAGGTCACACCCCCAACGGGATCCCAGGTCGTCACCGCCCAGACCCCCGACTGGTAGTCGATGGACCCCGTGACGGGGACACCTCCACCGTTCGGGGCCGTACGCCATCCGCCGAACCCGTCGTCATAGACGGGCGGGGGCACGGTCTGCCCCGCCGCCACGTCGGTCGGTGTGAGCACGACAGTCCCGGGTACGATCCACCCCGCCAAGGTCTTGAGGGCGGGGTCCGTGCTCTGCGCACCGGCTGCCCCAAGGGGCACGTCGCCCACCTGCTCCTCCACATCGTAGGTGATGACCGCCTTGTTCGCGTTCCAGTAGCCCGGGGCGAGGGGCCATTGCGAGAACCCACCGGAGTACTCCTCCTCCCCCCGGATGGTGCTCCCCACCGATTCGCTCTCGGCCGCGATCCAGATGGCATCGATGGTCCCGCCGACGAAGAAGGTCGTGGCGTTCAGGGAGATACCGAAGTCCCCGGTGCGGTAGTCGATGAACCCCACATGCCCGCCGGCCGCCGGTTCGAGGATGCCGACGCCACTCTGCTCGATGAGGGGGGCGCCGGGGGCGCTGTCGGACAGCTCGACGTACGTAGGCGCAGCGCTATCTTGGGCGCGGATCGTCACGGTCCCCGGCACCGCCGGCGTCCCCAAGGTGCCATAGTAGATCGCGAGACCGGTAAGGTCCGCGCCGATGGTGAGGAGATTGTGCCACACACGCGATCCAGCCACGGCGTCCATCTCCCCGTAGAACCGCTTCCCGGCCACGGGGCCGGTCGAGGAGTCTTCGCTCTCCGTGGACGCGAAGGCGCCGTCTTTTCCGCCATCCAAGCTCACCTTGTCGATGGCATCCGTCACGGGGTTTACCGTCTCACCGGGAACGGTCGTACCCACACCGGCCTGGAGGGTGACACGGATGAGGGCGCTGTCGGTGTTTACGCTCGTCTCGATGATCCCGTTGTCCTGCGACAGGTACGATTCTTGGAGCTGCCCCTCTCTGTAGGCGTAGAGGTTGTACGTCCCGTCCGTATTGTGGGTAACAGCCGCCTGGATATACCCGCCGTTGGCCCACGTGCCGGCGCTCGCGGCCTCCACACGGAGAACCCCCGTGAGGCCATCCGCCGCCATCAGCATGGTGTACGCCGTGCGCAGGAGGCTCCCCGCCACCCGGACGAACTTGAGAGACGACCCCCTCTTCAGGTAGCGGATACCGCACCGCTGCGCGTGCATGTTATCCCGCACGGGCCGTCCGAAGCGGGTCACGAAGTTCCCCTCGTCGGTGAACTCCTCCATCGCGTCCACCGGCCCCTTGGTGGCCGGTCCGACGCATCCGACGATGGCGTTACTCGTCGCCGGGGCGTACACGGTCGCGTCGAAGAGGTTGATCTTCACGCCAGGGCTTGCCATATCCTAGTCCTCCACTCCACCCCGGTATTCGTCCAGGGTGTTGCCGGTGGCCGCGTCCTCCACGTCCACGGCGATCTCTCGTACTAGCCTCGCCTCATCGAGGCGGTAGGGAAGGTACCCCTCGATGCGGCCACTCCATGTCCAGCGGATACGCTTGGGGCCGTCACCCGCTTCCAGGTCGGAGGTATCCGACCACCCGCTGCTCACGAGGCGGATGCGGGTGCGGCCGTAGGCCCGGGCATGCTCCAGGGCGTCAAAGGGTGGCTTCCACCACCGGGGATCCGCCCAATCGATGGGCAGATATACGGATTCCGCCGTGAACTGTAGCTCGATCTGCGCTGCGACGTGTTGGGCGATACCCCAACCGCCGTTCCCGGCACTCCAGAGGTCTACCTGCACGTCGGCGTTCACCGGGCGCGGGAACCGCATGGTAGTCGCCGTACCCTTTTCGATGTCCTTCGTCACACCCCGGAATGAGCGGGGGTTGAATCTGGCGGCGTCGAACTCCGGAGGTTGGATCAGGATGGACATGAAAGGCACCCACGCGGGCCGCTCCCCGATCTGGTGGAACGTGAGGCCTGTCGTGCCCGTCGCGCCGCTCTTACGCCCCTGCGAGCGGCGCTTCTGTACCCGCGCCATCTCCTCGAACGCCCGATCCGGGCCGGCGAAGACGCATGGCACCGACCGCCCGCCCCATCGGGCGCGCTCGAAGAAGCGCTTCACGGCGTCGGTGAACGGTGCGAAGAACATGGTCTACCCATCACGTGATGGCGCGGAGCGCCTCCCTGAGTGCCAAGGCCCGGATGAACGGGCTCCGGCGCTCGAACCTCTTCACGATCTGCCGCACGGTCGGCCCCCAATGGGGGCGTGGCGGGATGTTGTGCCTCGCGTTGCCCAGCTCCAGGATACGGGCGAGCTGCCCTAATGGGAGGCCGGATGGGCCGTGCGTACCGGGCTTCAGGCGGACCATGTAGTAGATGTCGCCGCCGGGCGTTCCACAGCTTCCTTGGGAGGGTATCTCCCCGTCGTCGGCGTAGGCTTCCCAGCGAAGACGCGGTCGAGGAGGAGCTCCCGCGACTCCTCCGCAAGGACACGGGACTGTGTGGCAGACGCCTGCACCGCCGCCCGGGGAAGGAGGGGGGCAAGGGCGGGTATCCGCTTCGTTCGCACCCACCGCCCATCCGGCCCCTGGATGAGGTAGATGTTCGTCAGCGCAGTACGGTTCCGTTTTGCGCCGCGCGCTTCCATGGTGAAAGATCGCCGCGCTGTCATCCCAACCACTCCGGGGTCCGGTCATCCGGCGGTGCCAACGACGGTGCCGCCGGGAGTGTAAACTCCAAGGGGTCCGCCACGTCGTCCGCGACGATGGCGGCCGTCCCCGCCCACGTCATGACGATGTCGGTAGCCCCGAGGAACGCCTCGGCGCACTGGAGGATCTGCCATAGGCGGCGGGCGCAGAGCACGATGTCGCCCGGCCGGGGGATGTAGAGCCGCTCCTCGTTCGTGGCGCCCGGCACAAGGCCCACAAGGGCGTCGTCTTGGGTACCTAGAAGCGCCCCCAGGCGCCGTGCTTCGCTCCGGGACCATCCGAAGGTGCCGTTGCCCTCCGTGTCCGTGCGGCCCCGCTTCATGCCCTTCTGGCGGCCCGTGGGATCAACGAAGATGTGGACGGGGATCGGCTCCGCGAAGCGCCGGTGGATGTTGGCGGCCTCTCCGTACACACCGTCCTGGGCGGTACCGGGGATGTCCTCGTCCGTGAGGAGGCGCCAGTACCATCGAGGGGGTAGCGCGCGTCGGTCCCACTTCGCCTGCTGCCGTAGGACCAGCCGCTCATGAGCGCCGTACGCCACAGGCCATGTCTGGCCGCGATCAACCGTCACGCTGCTTCTCTCTCGCCGCGCCGGCGGGGCATCTGGCCCGCCGTCTCGCTCCCTCCAGACTACCGCACCGGGGCGGCGCCGACAAGGCCTCATGGAACGCGACGTGGTGGCAGGGTATAGTGGAGATGAGCACCTGGACCCAGCATCCCGCGAGAGGACCACATGCTTACCCTCTTGGCCCAAACAGTGAAAGAAGCCGGGGACGCAGTATCCGTCCTTGAGCGCGTCACCCAGGGCGGCGTGCCACTCATCTGCTTGTGTGTGGCCGTGGTATGTGGGGTGGGCTTCTACTGGCAGCTCAAGCGAAACATCAAGATGGCCCAAGACGCCCTAGACACCACAAGGGAAGAAGCGAACGCACGAAGAGCGGAACAGGAAGGGCTCCTCCGCGAGATGTTGGAACGTGACCGCGAGGCTCAAGAAGCACAGACAGCCGCCACGGCAGCCGTGGAAGGCTTCACCACGGCGCTCAAGGATCATGCCCGGGTACTGGAGGGAGTACGAGAACGGGTCATGGACATCGAGCGCCACCTACAATAGGAGACCGGCATGGATTGCGCTCCTTCCCCCGGCGGAAACCCGCCCCCCGACGACTATGCTTCCAAAGATTTGGAGGAGCTGACACGGATGCTCGCGGCCAGCCACCGTGCACGCCGCGAGGCCACACAGGCTCTCAAGGACGCCGTGGAGAAGGCTGTATCCCTCACACCGGCCCACGGAGTACCCCTACCCGTACCGCCAGAGGGAATCGATGATGTTAAAGATGGCGAGTCTTTGGAAGCGGCGGTAACAAAAGCCCACGAACGGCGCCGCCGCGCCGCCAAGAAGCTCAAGCAGAGCGTCAACCGGGCCATCCGCCCATCAACCGCCCGCTATCAGCCAGACCTACCCTAATCTCCTGACGACCTCTACATCCAATTCAGCCCGGGTCCGGTACGACGGCCCATAGTAGAATGCCGACGCCCCCCACCGACGTACAGCACGGTAGTAGACATCGGCTACCCAACGGTACCACCACCGGGACCACCACGGGCAGCGACCAGCATCGGCCATCATAGCTGCCCGGAACCGCCAATCCGCCCGGAGGCGGTCGAACTCGGTGTGCCCCAGCCAGTAGTCGAAGTCATGGCGGTCGCAGCTTTCCGCGAACACGAACTCGGGGACGGGGATACCGCCCTTCGGCCCGCAGCCGTTGCAGAGAATGTCCTTCTGGAGAGGTGTGAGATCGTCGAACTCCAGCACTTACTCGGCCTCATCGATTCCGTAGATCACGATGGCTGACCAAGTGCCAGGGAACTCGATACCGTCCGCCAGATGGACGCGCATGTACATGAGCTGGGATGACAGGAGCGAGACGGAAGACATGTACTCGACACGATGGATGTTGACCTTGAGCGCCCCCATCCCACGGGGGGCAGCGCCCCCGTGGGGCTCGATCTGCGGGTAGCTTCCATGCGCCCAATTGATGAGATCCCACATCGTCTTCACGTAGGTCGGGCGTCGGAGAGGGGCGCCGTTCGGGGGCGCTGCGCCCGCGTAGACGTTCATTACGATGGTGTCCGCGAGCTCCACGTCGTCCGACGCTTGGACCTCCACACGGTCGATGATAGCCTTCCGGCCCGGCGCCGGAACCACCACTACGCACGCGCACCCATCCTCCGGGACGTAGTAGTAGGTGGCCGTGATGGCGGCGCCGTCGGCCGGCGCCTGGTAGAACGTGATGGTCCCGGTCACGTAGTCGATTTCGTAGTCACCACCGGAGTCCGCGCCGAACGGGCGCTCGATCTTCTCGACACCATCCACCTTCACGATGGGCACGAACCCGGAGAGCGGCCCCGCGAGGCAGTTGGGATCGGTGTCCGGGTCCGGGAACTTGTACCCGTCGCCCATCGCGCGGTAGGCGCCATCCCAATTGGGGATGTCGTCTTCCTCGGAGACCTTGCCATGCGAAAGGTCGAGGATGCGCTCGGCCGCGTTGGCGTTCGCCCCGTGGGCGAAGGTGAAGTCCGCGGTGGCGCCGTCGCCGGTTCCCACGGCCTCGTCCTCGACCTTGGTAGCGTCGGACCGCCACGTCGTCTTGTCGCAGAGGTTGATGCTGAAACCATAGACCCGGTCATGCGCCAGGCCATCAGGGCGCATCATCTGAACACCCGGCTTATTCGAGATTTCAGTGCGGTTCGTGACGACCACAGGGGCATCAGGCATAATCACTGCTCCATGACGGCCACGTAGCCGATTGCGCTGGTGGGGTTCGTGAGGGTGCCCGCGGCGGCGGGGAGCGTGACGCCGGCGCCCGTCTCACGCCAGACCGTGGCGAACCCGGCGGGGTAGGGGTCGCTGACCTCGAACTGGAGCGCCGTCTCATCGGTGATGAACGCCGCCCAGTAGTACCCGGTGGAGGGTTCCCATGTCACAGGAGTACCAGATCCGCCGGTTGGAGCGTTCGTGAGCTGTGGACGCGCCCAGCCGTTGACGGCCGGAGCGAAGGCGTTCGTCTGCGCCACCCGGTTCGTCGGAGCCCCAACCGGGTCTAGAGGGTCCGCCTGTTCGTAGACGCCCATCCGGAGGTCGCGCGCCCCGTTGGCGCCGGAGACCACGTAGCAGGCCATCCGGTCCATCGTGAGCCCTTCCACGAGCCACACGCGGGTATATTGGATCTTGCTCGCGCTGTAGGAGCCGGTCTTCTGGTAGTTCAGAACGGTGCCGAGCGCGTGCTCCCCCGGGGCTATCTTACCATAGGCGGCAATGGTGGCGACTTCGCCGGGGTCGTAGTAGCGGACACCGGCCCAGACCGCCGCGCCCGCTGCGGCCTGTACACAGTGGTAGGCGATATGCCCAACCGTGTCGATCCAGATGGACCCAGGGGCGTAGCCCTGAGTCTCATCGTCGGACGCCGTGGGAGCCGTTGTGGCAGCACGGTTGTCCCGCACCCTGTCCAGCGTCTTCAGCGTCGGGTCGAAGCCCACGGCGACCTCCTGCTAGTAGGCGGACGGCATCCGGAGGTATAGCGTCTCGCCGGAGAACAAAACGTGGTTGAACGCGATCTGCGTGGCGCTCACCCAGTACGCGTCCCTGGGCGTGCCCGCACCGACACCGCGCGACTCCTGACGGCCGTTGCGGTCGATGATGATCCGCTCGTCGTCGCGGAACTCCGCGCCGCTGGCGGGGAGGGCGATGGTGCCGTAGGAAGCGACGAGCGTGGTCCGCGCTCCGGCTGTAGTGAAGGCGCCGGTGTTGATGTTGAGAGGATCTCCCGCCGCGATGATAGCACCCGCCGTGATGTCGAACTCCTTGAACGGAAGCCTGGGGGACGAACTGCCTGGGTCGATGATCGAGGGGAGAGCACCACCCGAGAGGAGGGCACCACGGTTGAGCCCGTAGAAGTTCCGCTGCCGGGGGAGGCTGAAGTGGTACGTGCCCGCCGGCAATGTGGTCGCGGTGATGATGTCCGTGACCTTGTCGATGTAGACGAAGGACATCTGGAGGTTCTCACTGCCGACCCCGGCGATGGCCACCCCATCCGCCGAGCCCGAAATCACCTGGAGGAGCCCGAAAATCTGCTCCCCGGCGGGAGTATCTGGGTGGTCGTTCGTGTCGGCGTCGAGGATCGAACACCGGTTGAGGAGCACACCGTCACCGTCACTGGCGGTGCTCAGGCCAACGCCCAAGGTGCCGGCGACGGTGAAGTTAGCCTCGTCGGCCGCCACGTAGCCGCCGTCCTCCGTGGACGCCGGGCCTACCGCCACCGTGCCGGCACCGCCCACCAGAAGGGTGGCAGGGATGAGCGCCCCGCTGGCCGCCGCGCCGAGGACGAAGTCCTGCGTACCGGGCAACGGGGGCATGTCGAAGGCGAGGATCTTGTCATGGATCTGCTTGAGGCCGAACCCATCGAGGAGGGCATCGAACCAGTTCCCCGCCCCCGCGCCGTCATTGTGCCGCATGAGCATCGAGCGGATGGCATTCAAGTCGAACTCCATGTGCTCGCTGCCGGCGCCCGGCGTCTCCAGGCTAGCGCCCGGGGAGAAGGTGTCGTCGTAAGTCCGCGAAGACCGAAGCTGCGTGGTCTGCTCTAGAAGGCCCATATCGCTCTCCTACACTGCGTGTGGCGCTGGCGGCACCACAGGCGCCCGCACGGTAATCTCGTTCCCCGGGTAGATGGTACGGCTCAACGCCATCTGCGTCGTGCTTACCCACTGCGCTTCGCCGAAGCCGAGCCCCGCCCCGCGTTGGAGCTCTTGCCCGTTCAGCATGATCTCGATGCGGCCGTCGTCTAAGTATTCCACGCCCGTAGACGGGAGGCCGATGTGCGGTGGCGGGGCCGGGGGCGCATCACCAACGACGGCAGCCGGGCCGCCACCCGCGTACACGCCAGATAGGATGTCGAATGCCGTGCCCGGGGGCACCGTAGATGGGAAGGTAAGGGTGACTTCAAGGGTCTGCCCCACTGCGCTGATCTTCTCGCGGAGATCGGCATCCAGCTCGCTCTCGGCTACCTCTACACCAGATGCCGACGCGGGGTCACCCGCTGGCAGGCCGGCAGGGCGGGGGTAATAGGGGGCGATGACCTTACGCTGTCCGAGGGCGCCGCGGGCAGTGTCCACTACGGCACGCCGCGTATCGAGGTCGTTCTCCTCGTCCCTATTGTCCCGGATGGTACGGGTCACGGCCATCCTCCTACCAGGCATTCTATCAGTTCCGCTCACCCGCTTCGAGATCGGCTATACACGCCGGGCATAACACCGCCCCCGCCTCTGTAGTGGGCCACATGATGCACCCCTTGTGGGTGCAGTGATCCACCGCCTGCTGATGCGGCGATTGCGTAGCAAGGTACTTCCCAACAAGCCCGAGGCAGTGCAGAAGCTCATGCTGGATAACGACGGGAAGGCACGCGGGGCGGCCGGCGTACTCTTCGGGAAAGACGGCGAAACAACGCTCGCTCCAAGAGTAGCCACCCGTATCCGCAATACCAGACCACCCCCCAGCGGCCCAGATCATGTAGAACTCGCCCATGCTGCGATGCTCAAACGCAAACCGACGCACGTCAAAGTCCGACCAGAACGCATGCCCAGGAAGAGACTCGTCCAACTCGAACCGCACATCCACAGCGGGGTCGAACACGCCCTCCAAAGCGGCCTCAGCAGCGCGCAACGCATCACCCGGCGGCGGCGCGTCCGTGGTCCAGTCCACCTCGATGATTATCTCGGAGGTGTTCCGGTTTGGCCCCCGTACGACAGCAAGGCACCCAGCCGCGAGGAATAGCAACACCACAGCCAATCGCATAATATCCCTCAATCGATGGTGTATGCCAAGTACGCGTGGGCGTTACTCAGATTATCGTGGTAGACGGTGAGGTAGTCCCCCTTCGAGCAATCCTCATCCGCGCTGCTCGTGCCGTAGGTCTTCGAGCTGCTACCGGTAGGGTTCACTGTCTTGTAGACGGTGGCATTTCGCTCGAACTTGATGTACGGGCTAGAGGAGGTGTTCGCCCCCCACCCTACGTATTCCACGTTTCCGGCAAAGGGGAGGTAAAGCTTCGTCTTGTAGGTGCGAGACGTTTCGCCAGGGTCGAGAACCGTGAAGAAGGGTTTCATCCAATAGGGCTCCGGGTCTTCGGCGGCCCCGCCGAAGATGAGAATGACCGTCTTGTCGCTGCCAGAAGGCTTGACATCAAGCCAGAACTGCGTCTCTGAGTCCCCGCTCGTCCCTTCCTCCGCTCCGATGATCCCGATGATGTCCCCGATAGCCACGCTGATGTTCTCGTTTTCGAGGTTGAGGGAGTTGATGTTCTCCTGCACCTCGAACTTCACTTGCTCTACATCGTTCTTGCGGATGCTAACGTAGTCCAAGTCCCCAGGGGTCTCTGTGATCCACGACACCCTGTGGAGCGTGCCCGCCTTCGTGATGACGGCCGCGTGTGCATGGTTCGAGCTGCTCGTGCCGTAGCTATAAACGCCGGACGGGCCGCACACGTACGCATAGAGACCGGTGTTCACCACGCGCTGCGCGAACTGGTACTGGTTGATCGAATCGTCCGCCGTCTCAACCCAGAGCACGACGGCGGTATAGTCGCCACTGAGCATACGGATCGACACCAGGTCGCCCCAGGAGACGGGGATCTCCAGATCGTCTTCGTAGCTAGGCGTCTGCGCCGAGTAGCTGATCTGGCGGGCGATGCGCTTCGTGACGTTGCGTATCTCGATGGACCCCGCCGAGTTGTTCAGGTAATACGACGCCGCCTTGATCGTCCCAGGGCGCGTCACGTACTGGAAGCGACGATCCCCCGTGCCGTAGTAAGCTCTGTAAGAGCCAGGCTGAATATAGCGGCCTGGGACGGACTCGCTAAGATTCCAACATGCGAAGTTCATGGTGTAGTAGCCGACGACAGATGTGTCCACCAGGCTATCGCCATCTGGTAACTCTTTGAACCTCGCTACCGCCGAAGAGCGGTCGTGGATGACCGGCCGGTGCGTCGCCATGTGTGCCGCCTACTCCGCTTTCGGGCGCCTGGTGACCGTCACTTTTGCATCGGTGATGTTGAGGTTCACCGCTTCCCCATCGGCCACGCCGAAACTGGCGAGGATCTCGGATTGTTTCGATGTCACCGGCTGCAACTCCAGTTGCGCCAAGGCCCTGTACTTCTCCTCCGTAGCCGCGCGGAGTTGATTCTGGAGGAGGATGATCTGCCCCTTCAGGATGCTCACCTCATCGGTGTACTCCACTACCCCCTCCGGCGTCTTCTCATCCCGCTTCCCTTCCCATCCGTCCCGCAGCCTGGTCACGGGGGTCACGTTACCCTTCCCGTTCTTCTCGTTCTTCCGCGCCATGCTCTCTCCCTTTCGGGGGCGGGGGCAGAACCCCCGCCCCGGTATTGCCGTTAGCGGTCCTTGATGCTGTCGATGCCGTCGTCCCCCGTAGCGTGATAGGGTACAGTCACCCTCGTCACGTCTTGGTCACCGGCGAATCTGTTGGCGGCGCCATAGAGAGCCGAGTACGCCCGGGCGACCGTGAGATCGACCTCATGCCGCCCATCCGCCCTCTCCGCTACGTACACCGCGTCGTACCACGTGCCATTTACCCGCACCGACACGGGGTCATCCGTGCTCCAAGGGTACATGAGCCACCTCCTAGAGGGTGAAGGGCTCACCAATGTTCAGGTTGACCATCACCGTCTCATCGCTGCCGTAGTTACTGCCGTCGTAGACGATGCCGAGCCGCACGATGGTATCCCCGGCCGAGTACGCGCTCACGTCGTCGGTAGCCTCGCCGGCTGTCTGGCTCAGGAAGATCGGCGTGCCGTCGGTCACACTGCCCAACCCCGTGATCATCTTCACCCGGGCGCGCCCATGAGTGATGACCTCGCCCGTGGCGGTGTCCAGGATTGCCGCTTCGGTGACACCGAAGACCTCGCCCTCGGCCGATGCATCTGCATCGGCCGCCTTTGCCTCGCCGCTATCACCGGTGTCGAGGAAAACGACGTTATAGGCCGAAAGGGCCTCACCGGCCGTGACAGTCTCCTTGAGGGATCGGGTGACGGCCCCCGCGACGCTACCATCCTCGGTGAGCTGTACCTCAGACCCGTCGTCGTCCATGTAGTACAGCTCGGTATCACCACCGTCATCCTTGGTGTAGATCCACCCCGTGTTCGCCGCGTTCGTGGGGGCGCTGATCTCGTCCAGACGGATGCCGGAGCCCACCGTGATGATGTTTCCCGTGCCGTTGGGGGACAGCGTGAGGTCGGCGTTGCTCTCTGTCGAGAAGGTACCACTGACAGCGATGAGGTTGTCACACCGGAAGTCTACGACGCTAGCGAGGGTGCCGGTAGGCACGGTAGTTCCACCGGTGGTGTCGAAGGTGCCCACCTCGAAGCGGTCGTTCGCTTCGTTCCACAGGACGATGGCGTCATCGCCCGTGGCGCCGCGCTCGAACGCGATGCCCGCCTCATCGCCGGGGTCCGCCCCATCCGCGAGGAGGATGAGCACGTCCTCCACCTTCAGGTTCGTGGTCGAGATTGTGGTGACGCTGCCGTTGAAGGTGCAGTCCGAATCGAACACACACGACTCGCCGGACCGGCCGACGGTGATGGTGCCGGCATTCGTGGTTCCGATGTTGATCGCACCGGCCGTCCCGCTCCCCGCAGGGGCGCCCGCATCGATGGTCACGTCCCCGCCATCCGCGTTCGTGGCCGCGCCGTCACCCGCTTCGATGGTGAGGTTGGCCCCGGCCGTGTCGCTGGTCGTGGAGTCGTTCACCTTGATGGTGTGGTTGGCCTCCTTGGCGAAGGTGATGTCCGCACCGGCGAAGGCCAGATCCACACCGGACTTCCCGACCGCAAGCGCCGTGGAAGTGGCGGCGATGGTCATCGCGCCCGTGGAGTCCACGCCGAGCGTCCCCGAGGAATCGATGGTGCCGTTCGTCATGTCCACGTCGTTCACATCGAGGGTGCTGTTCACGTCCACGGTCTGACCGGAACGGCCCAAGGTAACGGTAGTGCCGCTCGTAGCACCGATGGAGATGGTCCCGGCCCGGTCGATGACCGCGATGTCCGCCGTACCGTTGATGGTCGTGGTCTTGGTGGCGCGCCCGATAGTCACACTCTCGGCATTCGTCCCGCCGATGGTGATGGTCCCGGCGGTGCCAGCGCCCGCAAGGGCACCGGCATCGATGGCCACGGCCCCGCCGTCACCATTCGTCCCCCCTGCGCCGCCGGTGATGGTGACAGCCCCGCCGGCACCATCGGGCGCGGCACCGCCGGTCATGGTGACCGCACCACCGGCCCCAGATGTGCCACCGCCAGCACCGCCGGCGACGGCAGCGGTGCCACCCACACCGGTCGCCCCACCGGCCCCACCGGTAAGGTTGGACGCCCCACCGGCCCCGGCGCCGTTACCGGCGCCCGCGACGACGGTGAGGTCGCCGCCGGCCGCACCGCCCGTCGTG